GTTGTTGGTCAGCGCCACGCCGCTCGCCGTAGCGGTCAGATACTCACCGATATCTCCTGTCGGCGCATTAGAGCCATCCACCACGCCGATCGACAGCGTCGCGAGCTGCCTGGCGGTGTTGGTGAACCACGCGACCCACTGATCCGAGAACGCCCCGGACCCGCTCTGATGCAATGGATCATTGCGAAACGGTGGCTCCGCCAGGTTCTTGTTGCTCAGGTCGAGCGCGCTGGCCGTCCTCAGCGCCATCAGCTCGCGCCCATCGTAATATCAGCGCTCACCGCGTAGATCGTCATGAAGTGCTGCGACGTGATGCGAAACACCCGGTTACGGAAGCTGCCGAGCCGTGTCGTGTAAACCCGCTTGCGGAACTCGGTCGAGGCACCGACATTCAGCGTGCGTGGGCCACCGGTGAAGGTAATCCCACCGTCGTCCGACCAGTCCAGCGTGATATCGCCCGGTGTGTTGTCGCCGCCGACCTCCATCTCGATTTCCAGGCGGGCACAGAACCCACGGTTGGTACTCGGATAAAGCGGCGGCAGCACGATCTGGCGCCTGACCGCAACACCCATGTCGGTGGACAGTCCTATGACCGGAACCAGGATACGGCCGGCGGTGCTATCTCCCAGAAACGGCGTGCCCTGGTTGGCTGTGGCGCAGTTGGCACGCCATGGCCCGTTCCCGTCGGCGCTGCTGGAAGCGTTATGCCAGGTGTCGGTGGAGCCATCGTATATCAGTGTCTTGTCGCTGAAATTGAGCACATAGAACACGTGCCCAAAGATGCTGTAAACGAAGGAACTCACCGCCGGGTCGGTCAGCAGCGACTCAATCCCGTAAGTGCTGATCTTCTTTTCGTGGTAGCCGACCGTGCGGTAGATGCTGCCGTTGGCAGACCACCACCATATGCTTTCATCGCCCTTGGCGATCGTCATAGGGCTAATGACTGACCGCTGGATGATACCGTTCGGACGCCGACGAAACGGGAAGTCTGCGGCGCCAGCATCATACCAGATTTCCCAGCCGGTCGCGCCGCCGAACCACAGGTCGGTCCCTAATGTGAGCACCTTCTCCATGGCGTTCGGGAACGCGTCGAGCGCCGCAAAGTCGAGCGCATCGACAGCGGTCGGGTCGCCCAGCGTGGTGATGAAGAAGAACTGTGAATTGAGCAGCCCGGTGAACACGTAATAGCCGTCGAGATAGGTCACCGAAGACGCGCCGTAATCCGGCCAGGTCGTGGTGACCAGAGCAACCGGTGAGCCGCCAGACGAGACGAACGCATTCGGCGGGCAGCAGACGACGGCAGCGGTTGGCCCGACCGCGATCGAGTAGAACAGTTGTTGCGCCGGATCGACGCCGCCGGATGGGGTGCCGATATCGCCCAGATCGGCAGCCGACCAGGAACCGTCCGTGTTCGGTGTCAGCAGAAAGAAGTGGGTGCCGCTGACGACGTAGGTGGTGCCGGGCTGATCGTCGTTGATGGCGTGGATAGGTCCGGTTCCGACGGACAGGAAGTTGTCGATGCCCGGCATCGGTATGAGAGCGGCCAGGCTGCGCGCGTCGGACGGTTCGGGCTCGCCGAACATGTTCAGCAGCAGCTTGGACGACAGTTGCACCGAAGGGTGCTGGTAGCTCTCCAGCGTCAACGGTATGCGGCGCATGCCGCCTGCTGGCGCGGCCTGGGGAGCCTGGGTGGTGGCTGCGGACATCAGACCGGCCTCACGTCACGGTCACCGTCTTGACCACGCCGCCCATGCACACTTTGAGGGTGGAGGATGTGACGTTCTGCCACATCATGCCCTCGATGAGATTGGCCCCGCTTGGATCTGCGGCTACCTGCTGCATGCGGTCGGGCAACGGAACACCATTGATGTCGATGCAGCCGTGCCAGGTGACGTTCCCCAATCCGCCGCTGCCGTCTGCAATGGCCCGTGTGACACAACTGGAGAAATCAACGCCAGTTATGGTGATCTTGCCGCATCCCGCGCCGACTGAGACGCCGTAGCGTTGGTTTGGGAAGTCGCCGTATACCGCCCCTATCCTGCCACCGGTAAAGCTGATGCCCTGTGCCGGCCCAGCCCCGGTTCCCTCATTACCCAGAGCGATGCCGTCATACGAGCCGACGCCCGCAATAGAGTTGTCACCGACGTAGCAATTCACGAAATCGACTTGCCTGGCGTAGCAGATCACGCCCTCATGGTTTGCCCCGGCAAGTGCGCAGTTGGTGAAGGTGAGGTAATTCGTAATGCTGGCCGCGCCGTCCGAACCGATATAAAGCGCGACGGTATTCGCGCCACCGCCGGCATTAAAAACGGTCGTGTTCACGAAGTGCATCTGCCTGCCACCGGATATCTGTATACCGATGTGATCGACGCCATCGATCTCCATGTCATCGCAATAGATGAACTCTGGAAAATACTGGTTCGAGACGGCCGAGTTCTCCACCAGCAACCCGTAGCCACATTTGATGATGCCGAGGCGGTTCACCCGCAGCGTCTGGCACATGCCATCGACATGCAGGCCATATTGCCCGTGCCCCTGTGCGTTCACCACGGTGTCAGTGATCGTCAGCACGTCGCTGCGATCGGTGGCATTGGCGGGCGAGGTCCAGTTGATGCAGGCAAAGCCCGTCGTGGTGCAGACCACCTGGCACTTGTCGATCCAGACGTTGTTGAGGATCGCAACCGCGATACCGTTCGGCACGCCTGAGATGTTCACGTTGCTGAACTGACAGTAACCAATGCGCGAGGCATTGATCCCGCTGCCGCTGGTCTTGCCGGCGCCCCCGACAATGCTGAGCGTGGATACCACCACGTCGTTGATCGCAGACGACTGAAACCCGACCCGTATGCAATCCGCCGCCGCGCCGTTGGCGAACGTCAGGATGCAGCCATACATGCTGTCGCCGATCAGCCGCACGTTGCTCGATGTGATGTTCAGCGTGCCGGTCAGGCGGTAGTTGCCTGGGGTGATCCGCACCCTGCCGCCACCTGCAGCGGCCCAATCGATGGCAGCCTGGATCGCGGCGGTCTGATCCCCTGTGTTGCCAACGATGGCGCCGAACTGCAGGATCGTGACTTCCCTGTATGATCCCTGGCGGACCCAGCGATGCCCTGCGACATCGACAATTATGGTGCCACCGTTGTCAGCCGTGGTGGCATCACCGGCGTTATACTCGAACATTCCAGCGCCGCCGTCCGCGAGGCCGTAATATCCCTGCACCCATACAGCGTTGGCGGGAACAGTGGTGAACGCGCGCAGTGCCGCGATGGTGGCCACGATGTATGGCCTGGCATCGACGTACTGCTTGGTCGCGGCCTGCAACGCGGCGGCTGGATCGGCGGCGAGGGTCAGAGGGCCGGTCAGCGTGCCGCCGGCGAGCGGCAGAAACTGGGTGCCGATATAGTTGCTGAGCGCAGTTGCCCCGAAACGGCCCGACCCGGCGCGTTCGCCAACGACCGATGAGGTGTCGTTGAAAGCACCGAGGTCCGGCATATCGGCAATTCTGATGCCGCCGACAACTTCCGTGGTGTTGCCCATCAAAGCGTTCCCTCGAGCAGAATAACGTCGTGCAGGACCGGCTGTGACGGATCGGTCAGCATGATGACTGGCGGCGTGACACGCGGCACGGAATACGCCAGGTGCAGATAACCGGTTGCCAGCAGGTCGGTGCCGCCGCCGCCGTCGTAGTCGAGCTGCAGGGCATAGGCGCAGCGGCGTGGCCAACCCGACATGGTGGCGGTGGGGAATGTGACGTCGAACGACCCAGCGCCATTCAGAGGGGTGCCCAGGCCGCTCCACAGCACGCTGTGCGGGCACTGTGTCGGCGCCCCGTAGTCCCATGAGGTGCGGTGGCAGTGATCCGGCCACACCAGCATCTGCAGCACCGGGCCGCCGATGCCGCCGGTGAGGTCGATCGGCTGCGCATCGACGCTATCGCTCTCGATGACGGTGACGCGCAGGAACAGCGAGTTGGCGCGGCCGAGCACCAGATCCCGGCGCGGGATGTGCACCGGCGAGGTGCGGAGATAGGGCAGCGTTATGGCGATCGGCGGATCAGGCGGCCCGCCCCATGGTGCCGGGGCCGGTGGAGCAGACGCGGGCGCGTAGTCGGAGTACGAAAGGCGATACGTCATTGCGCGCTCCGTAGGTATCAGAAGTAGGTAGCCGCGACACGTTCGCCGGATGTTGGCAGCGCGACATAGCGATAGATCGAGATCATTGCGGCCTGCGCATCCTTCGGGTCGGTCTGCACGCTGAACAGCGGCCCGAGCATGTCGGCGGCCAGAACCGTGTAGGGGTCGGCAAGCGCGTTCGGGATGTCGAGCACGGTCCAGCGCGCGAGGCCGCGCATCACCAGGTCGTCGTGCACCGCCTGCACCGCCTGTTGTGCGTTGTCGTCTGCCGACAGCACCATGGCGCCCTTGCGGATGCGGCCCTCGAGCGCCGGTATGATGGCGGGATCGATCGCCTTGCCGAAACTGGCGCCGGTCATCGCCACCGTCAGCTTGGTGTATTCCACGACAAAGGCGCGCGGCACGGCATCGCCGCTCCACCACACCACGCCCTGCGCATCGAGCGCCGCATGCACCGATGCCACCTTGTCGAGCATGAACGGCATGTCGGCGTTAAGCACGGTGGCGCCGGCGCGCACGCGGCCCTCGAGCAGCGCCACGATCGCCGGATCAACGGCTTTGCCGAAGCTGCTGGCCGCCGTCGCAGCGGTCAGCTTGGTGTATTCCTCGGTGAACGAACGTGGGATGGCATCGACCGTCCACGTCGCGATGCCCTGTGCGAACAACGAGCCATGCACCGACGCCACCTTGTCGAGCACCAGCGCCTGATCGGTGGGCGATGGCGTTTCGTCCGAGGCGATGACGCCAAGCTCAGTGAGTGCCGCGGTGGCGATCGTGGCCTGCGGCACCGTCTCGGTGACTGGCGTGCCGTCCGAGTTCAGCACGCCGAGTTCCACCAGCGCAGCGGTCGCGATGCCGGTGGCGGTCACTGTCTCGGTCAGCGTTGGGCTGTCGTCGAGCGGTACGATGCGCACGCCGAGGAGACGCAGGGCTTGTTGGGCGAGCGTGGTGACGCTGACGGTCATGTCCTGCCCTGTCGCTGGAGATAGAGGAGTTGCAGCATTTGGTTGAGTTGCGGGTTGTTAGGCCCCGCCTGGTTCATAAACTGCAGCATGTGATAGTAGTCAGCCGGCAGGTTGCCGCTGGTCGCCGCGTAATCAGCGCGTGGCGTCGGAATCGCTCCGGTATAGGTCTGCTGTGGCGACGTCGTCGGCAACTGCCGGAAATTGCCGAACTGATAGTCCGGCGCATCCGCGTTCGGTGGATAGAACTGGCCGGACGGTGACGTGCCACGGGTGTCCGACCAGACCCTGCCATCAGATAGCAGGTCCGGCGGCGCCAGTTGGTTCCACTGTCCTGGCATGGCCTATACGACAACCACGGCATTACTCGGCGGGGCTGTCGTTGATCCAGCAGCGTTGCTTGCGGTGACGACGCAAGTGGCTGTTTTCCCCACGTCACCAACCGTGATCGGACACGTCGCACCATCGCTAGGAATGTCAACTCCATCCAACCGCCACTGATATTCATAAGCCGTAGGTTCATTCTCCCAGTTGCCCATTGTCACCGCGAGGATTTCTCCCTCCTGAGAGGCAAAAGGAACATCGCGGTTGACTGGCGCAGCACCCGTTCCGCCGTTGCCGCCTTCTGGCGGCACAACCGGCACCTCGGGGTCGGTCAGCTCGTTGGAGGGGTCGGACGGGTCGAGGCCCATCTGGATATAGCCGGCATCGCGTAGCAGCTCGTTCTGCTCCAGCGTAGGATAGATGCCCATGGCGCCGGCGCGTGTTGCGCTATCCTCTGCCAGCACCACCTGTGCGCCCTGCGTCCTGATAGCGATTGCCTCGGCATCGGGTGGCGGCGGCAGGCCGGCGATCGCGGCGGCTTCAACGATGGACTGAGATGCGGTTGCGGTCATGGTGCTGCTCCTGCTGCGATATGCGCCTGCTCGGCGGCCAGGGCGTTGCCGGCCATGTCGCCCGCAGCACCGCCACGCGCGGCCTTTGCGAGCACGCTGGACGGCTCAAGCGTCACCTGTGGCCCAACGCTCGGGTCGGTGTCCTTCTCGGCCTCCAGCCGCGCCGCAAGGGCAGCCGCGAACTCGGCGTCGACCTTGGCGTCGTGCTCGGCCTTCAGCCGACGTGCCTGCTTGAACATGTCGGCCAGCGCCTGGCGCTCGTCCTCGCCGGCCTTCTCGCGCGCCGTCGCTGCCGCCACCGCCTTCTCGTGCTCGGCCTTGTCGTGCTCCTCCTGATCGCGCTCGCGCTGCAGGCGGCCTTCCTCGCGGATGGCAGTGAGGCGCGTCTCGCGCTCCTCCTGCTCGGCTGCGAACTCGGTGCGGCGCTTCTCGGCCTCTGCTGCCGCGTGCTCGACCGGATTGGCCTCGGCCGTTGGCTTCTTCGCCATGTCATGTCTCCTGGTTAGATGAGTCTGCCGTTACGCCGCGCGAACTCTATGGGGTCAGCAGCGCCCTTGCTGGTGTTACACTTCGCGCAGGCCAATGCGATGTTGCTGATCCAGTTGCTGCCACCATTCGCCATGGCGACCACATGATCGACGTGGTAGCCGTCGCGAATAGACTTCACGCAGTAAGCGCATTTGCCTCGCTGTTGATGGAATAACGCCTTGAGTTCGTCTGCCGTGTGCGAACCCTCAGCATCACGCTTCATGGCTCTACGCCGCTGAGCCTCGGCCTTGACTGACTCCGGGTGAGCTTTCTTCCAAGCTCTAGCAAATGCCCTGCGTGACTTTCGCTCCTCTGGGCCTTCGTTGTGGTACAGCTGGTTGCCTAGTTCGGTGTTGCACCTGAAGCACCCACCGTTAGCCGTCGTCCTCTGGCTCAGATGGTTGTTGATGCAGGGCCTGCCGGTGAAGAACCGACTCAACCCAGCAGCCTTTGCCTCCTCGCGCGAGATGATTGGCCCGGTATAGTCCAGTGGATCGGGAACACGCGCCGCCATCTTCTCGGCAAAGCGCCGCGCCCGTCTGGCTCGCTTGTAGGCTGCTTGTTTGGGTAGGTGCTCCCTGGAATATTTGCGCCCTTTCTCTCGGACATATTCGATATTGGCCTCGGTCCATGCAGCGATCGCTTTCTGCATTTTCTCTGGGTTGGCTCGTTGCCACGCTTCACTGCTGATCAGCAGGCAGGCGGCACAGCCGCCGTTTGACATCATCCGTTCACTGAAATGGCCCATCCTGCGGCATTTCGAGCCTGGGAAGAACCGGGTGAGGCCAAGAGCCTCGGCCTCGGCACGCGTGACAATAGGGCCCGTGTAGGGCACGTAAGGCTTAGCCATAGCGGATGCCTCCAGCATCTGTTGCGGTTAGAGGGGCGGAAGGTGTGATGACCTCCCGCCTCTCGCCTCATTTAGCACGATACCCCGTTGACAGGAAGCAATAGCCGAGGTATAATGTCGTATTAGGAATAGTTACGGGTCGCCAACGGCGGCAGACCAGATGCTGTACACGCCTGCGTCAACCGGAGCAGTTGTGTCCGTCGTCGCGTCGACGCCGAAACGGAGCTTAGTCACACCCCTGATTTCTTGTATTCCGCAAATCTTCGCAACGGTTCGCTGGACCGCTACCGCCCTCACGGGCTGCTGCATGTCGCCATGCAGAGGAGACTATATCATCACCCCAGTGGGGTGCCGGGCGCTTCGGGCCGCTTGGCCCTACTCCCCTCGCGGGGATAGTCGTTGCACCTTCCGCCTTTCGGCGGCTTGGCTCAGGATTAGCTGCGTGAGCCGTTCCCTGAGTTCACCCGGTTATCAACCACCCATTAATGGATGGTGGCGCCAGAAACGCCATGAGTGTAGTCATAGTCCCTTACATTGGTCGTTGACTTCGCCCGTTGCGCCCAGGCGATGCCGAGTGCCTGCGCACCGCACAGATACGAGGCGGCGGTGTCGATCGTGCTGCCGCCGGGATCGGTGGTCTTGAGCACCGGCAGTTCCGGGATCTCACGGACGATCAGCCCGTTGTATAGGATGTCGCCCGACGTGAAGAGCGGATTGTTGGCACCGCGATCCCAGGC